CGGCACTCCGCCCCCGCCGGCGACCTCCCAGACGCGGAGGCACCGGCGGGGACGGCCTTAACTCTCCAACCGGGCCGGCGGCTCTGGCTTCCCAGTGAGGCTAACTTCCGCCGCGCCCTACCCCTTTTTACGCAGAGGTCTTCGCGTGGCCGTCACTTACAAGCTCCTCAAGGCCGAAAACCCGGAGTATGACGACGACTACTGGACGAAGATCCGCATCCTCTACGCCGGCGGCCAGCGCTGGAAGCATCTCAAGGACGCGACCGACTCCGTCACGAGCACGCTCCGGGAGATGCTGTTCCCGCGGCATCTCGGCGAAGAGGACGAGGTCTATAACGAGCGCGTAAAACGCTCTTATTACATCCCGTACCTGGGCCAGCTGGTCGACTACATCACGAGCGTCCTACTCTCGGACCCCGTGACGATGAGCGCTGGCGGCGAGGACGAGGACGACGACCCCGGCTCCGTCGAGCCGTTCTATGCCGAGTTCTGCAAGAACGTCGCGCGACCCGGCGCCGACCCGATGAGCCTCAACACGCTCCTCAAGAAGTCCATCCTCACCGCGCTCCTGTGCCGCCGTTCCTGGGTGCTGGTCGATTTGCCGAAGAAGCCCGTCGACGAAGAAGGCAACCTGATCCCCATCAAGTCGGCGAAGGTAGAGGAAGCCTTCCAGCTGGATCGCGCCTACTGCGTTCCGCTGGAGCCGGAGCAAGTGCTCGACTGGGAGTGCGACGAGAACGGCGCGCTCGAATACGTCAACGTCTACTCGTGCCGGACGATGCGCGCCAGCATCGAGTCCGGGCGCACGGCGTGCGTCGAGACGTTCACCGTCTATACGCGCACGGGCTGGACGCGCTACATTTACGAGTACGACACGAAGAAGCCCCAGGGCAAGGGCGGGCCGCCCAAGGACAACGAACCCCCGAAGCGCACCGAACAAGGCGATCACTCGTTCGGCCGCGTGCCCGTGCTCTCGTTCGAGCTTCCCGAAGGCTTGTGGGCCGGCGCGAAGCTGGAGGGCCTGGCGACGGAGCATCTGAACGCGTCGTGTGCGCTCTCCTGGGGCCGCTATCGCTCGCTCTTCCAGATCCTCGTCGCGACGCTCCAGGACCCGAACCCGATGAACCCGATCACGGAGAACGCGAACCGCGCGGTCGACCAGACGATCGGGCCGGGCCGGATCTGGGTCGGAGGCGAGAAGGATAGGCTCGGGTTCATCGGCCCCGACGCCGCGCCGTTCAAGGAGGCGCGCGAAGCGCTCAAGGAACTCCGCGACGAGATGCACCGTGTGTTGCATCAAATGGCCCAGTCCGTCGACAATTCGGGCGCCGCGCTCCAGCGCTCGGCCCAGTCGAAGCAAGTCGACCAGTCAACGGGCGCCATCGTGTCGAAGGAACTTGGGCGGCTCCTTCGCGAGTTCGCGGAGATGATCCTGGCGACCGTCACGGCGGGCCGCAAGGAGACGCCGAAGGATTGGCACGCGCAAGGGTTGGAGGAGTTCGACGACATCACGTTGAGCGACTTCCTCGCCGAAGCGACGTTGATGGAAGGCATCAACGTCCCGTCGGAACTCTATCAGGTCCTCTACAAGTTCGACCTCGCGACGCGCTCGCTCCCCGGCCTCACCGACGACCAGAAAGAGATCATCTTTCAGGAGTTGCAGAAGAACATCACGGCCGAGTCTCTGGCCGCCGCGGCGATGCGCGACGCCGCCGTGGAAGGCGTGGAGAACCCGGACGGCGACGAGGCCCCCGGCGCTCCCGCAAAGCCCGCCGCGGGCGCCGCCGCGGCGTCGGGCAAGGGCAAGACCGGCAAGAAGGCAGACGACGCGAAGAAGACCGACGTCAAGACCGCGCGCGCGACGGCGGAAGGCGACGGCAAGCCGCGGCGTAAGAAGAGTGACAAGCCCAAGCGCCAGGCGCCGAAGCGGACGCCGCGCAAGAAGAACGTCAAATAATCGCGGAGGCACAGGGAGCCATGAACGCGAAGAAGGCAAAAAAGATCCGACGTGCGGCGCGAGCGTTCAACATGACGCCCGAGCAGACGCGCAAGCTCGAACGCGAAGCTAAAACCTCGACGGCCGAGCGCCAGAACGACATCATCAAGTTTTGCGACAAGAAGATCGCCGAGCGCGCGATCAAGGACTCGGCGCTGGTTCTTCCGCCGCGTCTCGCCCAGCCGCTCATCGTCTCCCCGGAGACGGCGCTCCGCCAGCTGGAGGCGAACGAGCGCCAGGCACGCGCGGCCGTCGGCTCGCGCGTGCCGCTCATCATCGCCGGCAAGTAGCTCCACCGAATGCCCAGGAAGCCCAACGCGAAAGACATCGCGCGCCGCGAGCACGCCGTCTCTGGCCTCCTGGAGACGATCAATCACGACGTCGCCGTCCTACCGGACGCCGCGCTTCGTGAGCTTGCGCCGGTCTTGCGCGAGGCCGAGCGCCGGCTGGCGAAGGACCTGGAGCGCTTCCTCAACACGACCGACGGCGCCGAGCGCTACACGGCCCAGATGCAACGCCGCGCGCTCTACCAGATCCGCGGCGCGCTGGAGTCGATCCACGAAGCGCGACCCGACATGCGGCGCGCGCTCGGCGCGGCCGGCACGCGCGCGGCGAAGCTGGCCCAGGCGCATCTGCAGCGGGAGCTAGCGTTCTTCTCGTTCAAGTTCGACAAGACCTTGACCCCGATCCCTCTGGTCGAGGCGTCGAAGGTCGTCCAGGGCGCCCTCGTCGACAAGTTCGCCGCGTCGGCCGCACGCTGGGACCAGAAGAGCCGCGACATCATCCGTCGTGAGTTGTCGATCGGCCTCGTGCGCGGCCAGAGTGTCGACCAGATGACGCGCGCTCTCCTCATGCCGCGCGACCGGCGCCGCTTCGGCGAGAACGCGACGCCCGGCGACATGGCGCGCGCCGCCGCGCGCAACCTCTCACGCAAGGTCGAGTACGAAGCGCGCCGCATCGTGCGGACGGAGATCATCGAGGCGTATAACACCGTCAAGCTCGACATGCTCGCCGAGCTTCGCGCCGACGACCCCGGCATGATGTCGCGCTGGGTCGCGGCGCTCGATGGGCGAACGTGCCCGGCGTGCGCGAACCTCGACAACGTCGTGGTCCCCGTCGGCGGCACGTTCAAGGGCGGCGTCAAGGCGCCGCCCCTGCACCCGTTCTGCCGTTGCGCGATCGTGGCCTTCCACAAGTCCTGGCGCGAGGCCGGCGAGGTCCGCTATGAGAGCGGGCGCGCGACGCCGAACGCCGAGCGCTACGCGCGCCCCGATCGATCCTCGCGCATCCCGCGCGGGCGCGCGCCTGGGCGACCCTTCCAGAGATAAATTCTAGTCCTCTGCTGTAGAGGGCTTGATTTTTTATACCATTTCGAGTAAGATCACAAACCATCCACGGAGGACACCATGGCCATCGACAACGAAACCGCCGCCGACAAAGCACGGCGCGCCGCCGAAGACGCCGCCCGTCGCGCGGAAGCCGACGACGAAGGCAACCCGACCCAGGAAGAGGAAGCCGCCGCGAAGAAGGCCGCGGAGGAGAAGGCGTTCAACGATCGCTTGAACGACTTCTACACGAAGCGGGAGAAGCGCACGCTCTCCCAGTTCGAGAAGATGCTGGACAACAAGCTCGCCGCGCTCGCCGGCGCCAGCGCCGCGCCGGCGGCCGGAGCCGACGACGAGGAAGAGGAAGAGGAAGACGATGAGCCCGCGCCGGCCGCCCAGCCGACGCCCGCCGCCCAGCCCGCGCCGGCGAAGCAAGACGTCCGCGCGAAGAAGGCGCTCAAGAAGCTCGCGGAGGCGGAGAAGCGCATCGCCGAGAAGGAGAAGGCTCTCAAGGAAGAGTCCGACAAGCGCCAGGCCACGGAGTTGCGCTCCGCGACGCTCGCCGCGCTCAACGCGGCCGAGTGCTCGAACGTCAAAGGCGCGCTGGCCGTGCTCAAGGAAGACGGGCGCATCGGGCGTGACAAGGACGGCAACATGGTCTTTCTCACCCCGGACGGCGACTACGTCGACGAAGAATCGCTGGAGGACGGGATCAAGAAGTGGCTCGCCAGCGACGAGGGCAAGGAGTATGCGAAGCCGCGCGGCGTCGGCGGCTCGGGCGCAGAGCCGACGAAGGGCGCTTCCAGCGCGCCGCGCCGGTCGTCGAAGACCTTGAGCAAGCAAGAACGGCTTGCGAAGGCCGGCGAAACGCTCATGCGGTTCGCGCGCGGCGGCGTCGGCCAGTCGTAAGAAAAAAGTCATCGGCACCGACGAGGGCGGAGCGCGGAGGCACAGGCCGCGCCCCGCCCTCTGATTTTTTAGGCTTGACGTCTGCCGCAGATTTTGGTAGGCTATATCCCACAGTCGGAGTTCTTCCGACTGCACAATCCGCGGGACCTCCTCTCCCCGATTGCACGCGAGCCGTAGCGTTGAAACGGTGACTCCGCGAACACCAATCGCAATCGATCTCCCAGAGGAGTTTCCATCATGTCGCTCACCCCCGTGGTCCTTTCCGACGTCGCGAACGCTCTCGCGACCATCTTCGAGGACGACATCGTCGAACAGTTCAACCGTTCGGTCGTCCTCACGAAGCTCCTCCCCTTCAAGGAGGGCGAAGGCAAGAACCTGGCGTGGGACGCCGAGTTCGGCGCCGATCCGACGTCGAGCGTCCTCGCCGATGGCGCGGCCGTCACCGACTACAACAACGACACGATCGTCCCGGCGACGCTCAACTGGGGCACCTACTCGGAGGCGTTCGCCGTCTCGGGTAAGGCGCTCGCCGCCGCCGCGCGCACGCGCAACCCGGCCGACCTCGCCGCCCTCTTCGCCGAGAAGCTGGACCGCGCGGTGACCCGCCTCACCCACAATATCAATAAGGATTGGTACACGGGTTCGGGCGCGACCGACACGATCATGGGCCTCACCGCTTCGGGCGGCGGCCTCAAGGCGACCGGCGTCTACGCGAGCATCGATCGCGCCGTCCAGACCCAGTGGGCCGGCAATGAGTTGACGTTCGGTGGCACGCCGCGCGCCCTCTCGTTCCAGTTGATGCGCGACGTCCGCCGGACGATCTACAGCGCGTCGGGCCAGATGCCGGACCTCATCATCTGCGACCCGTTCCAGCACGAGCAGTATGGTCTGCTCTTCGGCGCGAACCGTCGCTACGTCCAGGAGATCAGCCTCCGCGGCCAGAAGATCTCGCTCGACGGCGGCTACCAGGCCCTGGAGTTCGACGGGATCCCGGTCGTGGCCGACGCGACCGCGCCGGCGGGGACGATGCTGTTCCTCAACACGAAGTACGTCCGCATTCGGCAGCTGCCGGACGCGATGAGCCTCGCCCCGGACGAGGGCGACATGGGCGCCGGCATGATCCGCCTCCACGGCACGGCGGAAGAGCAGTTCGGCGAGGGCTCGACCGGCCTCACCGCGCGCATCAACCCGCTCGGCCGCCAGGGCGACGCCTATCCGTTCCAGCTGGTTCTCTATCCCCAGCTGCAAGTGCGCCGTCCCAACACGTGCGCCATCCTCGGCGACCTGATCGCCTCGTAAGCGTCCTCCGCCGTCGCGGGGCGCCCACCATCGGGGGAGGCGCCGCGCGGCGGGTTATATTAACCCAAAAC